ATAGTACTTCAGGTGTACCTGCAGCATTTGGTGCTACATCCCGTGTAATTGTTTTAAATGTATTAGCCATTTGTTTTTCCTATGTTATCCTAAGGCAATTGCTAGTGCCGTGGCCTCATCTATTGCAGCCGCAAGTGTTGCTAGTGTACCTGTAGCAGCAGGTAAAGTCAAGGTCACATCAGCTGTAGATGCTGGCCCTATTAGTTTTACTGAGTTACTTCCATTGTCTGAGTCTTCAAAGAATGATACAAATCCAGCAGAGGTGGCTCCGTTCTTTACAGATATACCTGCATTAGCTATTGGAATAGCTGTAAAGGTAGCTACACCAGTTTGTAACAGTGTGCCATTAATATCTACATTACCATCAATGTCTACAGCACCACTAATATCTAAGGTGGCTGCGTCTAATTCACCAGTTATAGTAAAGTTACGAATACCCGTGTAGTCTTTGTTAGAGTCAAGTATAACAGCCTTAGATGCTACAGCAGTACCAACAGCAGTGCTGCCAATGTCTAGTGCATTTAACTCACCTACGACTGCAGTAATTCCATCTAATGCGTTTAGCTCTGCAGCAGTTGAGGTTACACCGTCAAGAATATTAAGTTCGGCTGTCGTGCTTGTAACACCATCAAGCAAGTTTATTTCCGTAGCTGTTGATGTTACTGCTACATCCTCATTAATTTTAGGTGATGTAAGTGTCTTGTTTGTAAGTGTGTCAGTTGATACAAGTGATACTAGAGTTGAGTTAGCACCTGCAGGAAGCAGCATAGTGTTTGTAACACTTGCACTGTGTGGCTGTCCAATAAGTATTTGACCGTGACTATTACTCTCGCAGTTAAACTGTATAGCACCTGAGTTAGTGTTGCCTCTAACAGCTACTACTCCTGTACCTTTTGCTAGTAAGTTTAAGTCAATATTAGAATCCCCGCCAGTTGCCTCTAATATTGGGCCTTGCAAGAAAGCTGTTGAACTTGCGGAGTTAGTCATCTCAAACTGATTTACTGCACTGCCTGTAGTTTGAAATATAAGTTGCTCATTACCATTAGCATCTGCAATAAAACCAGCATCAACTATTTTTGGTGCAGTAAGAGTTTTGTTTGTTAGTGTTGCAGTTGAAGCTGCTGATAACAGACGAGAGTTACCACCACTACTTGGTAACGTAAGAGTGTTTGAACCACTTTCAGCGTGGGGCGCACCTATAAGTGTTTGTGCGTGGGCGTTGGAGCTTTCACAATAAAACTTTATTTGAGAAACAGCAGAGCCACTATTTTTAAGATCAATAAGACCTGCTTCAATACCTACAAAGCCATCTATTAGAACAACACCAGAACCATTAGGTGTCATGGCAATATTACCATTAGTTGTAGACGTTGTAATAGTACGAGCTAAAACATCTAAGTTACCACCTAGCTGTGGAGTTGTATCTTCTACAACGTTAGAGATAGCACTAGAAGTAGCCAAGCCTGAGACTACAGCACTTCTTGCTATTCTCTTTAGACCACCACCAGATGTATCAAAGGCCAAGAATACGTCATCACTTGCGACAGTACTTATCTCAGCTAGATCACCTATTGTACTGTTGCTTACGTCAAGAACGTTTAGTTCTGCTGCAGTACTTGTAACGCCATCAAGTATGTTTAACTCTGCTGTAGTTACATTAGCACCATCTAGTATTTCTAATTCTGCTTCTGTAATAACAGCACTGCCTATAGTAAGGCCACCTACAGTAGCAACACCTGTTACATCAAGGGTAGTACCAACAAATAACTTCTTAGCTATGCTTGCTCCACCTTCAGTACGTAAAGCTCCTGTATCTCCTGTTGCATCACTGGCATCCGTAGCGTCAGTAATGTCAACTACACCCCCAACTGTAAGAGTACCTGCTACCGTAGCATTTACATCTACGTCAAGAGTATCAATGTGTGCTGTACCATTTATAAATAAGTCACGCCACTCTTGACTTGACGAACCTAAGTCAAACGAACCATTAACACCATTAGGAATAATGCTAGAGTTTACATCTGCACCAAAGACAACGTTATCTGTAACCGCATCACCAAGAGTAAGTGTACCACCATTAAACGTTGTAGTACCAGTTACTGTAGCATCGCCTGTTACTGTAAGATTACCACCCACAGCTAAATTACCAGATATGTCTGCAGCACCATTTATGTCAATAGTAGTAGCTGCAATTTGTATCTCTGTGTCAGCTACAATATCTAGCTGCCCATCGGCACTAGAGTTAATAAATATAGCAGTGTCACGAAACTGTATCTTCTCATTGGTAGCAATAAGTACATCATCAGAAAACTCAAAGTAGTCTTCATCTTCCATCCACTTTAATGTACCGTCATTACTACCACCATTAAAGACAATAGATACGTCACCTTGATTTGTACCAATGGTAAGAACATCTGTTGCAGCTAAAGTAATAGGTCCACCTTCTCCAGCAGTACCATCGTGTGTGTGTCCCGTGCTGGCGGCAAATGCAGCTAGAAGCTGGTCAAACTCATTGTTAAACAAGTCTGCTGTAATGACATCGCCATCAGTAAAGTTTGATTGTCTTGTGTATGTAGCGCCCATTTAACGTCTTGCTCCTAATTGATACTCTAACTGAAAACCTTTAAGTGAGTATGGTGCAGATTCACCACCATCATTTATTCTTAATACAACAGAAAAACCTGAACCTTCTACGGATTGTCTTATAAGAGGCTGAGAAGGTCCACCAAAAACAAACCTGACATCACCACCTGCAGTACTAAATGTTGCAGTACCAAACTGTGCAGCTACTTCAGATGAGTCTAGTATGTACGGTGCAGGTCTGGTTGAGTCAGAGTTTTCATTGTCATACCTTACTAATAACTGCGCAGTAATAGCTGACTCTGGTTTGTAGTTAACAATAACCCGTTGCATGTGTTTACGAATACCAGTATCACCAAACGACAAGTCAGAACTTCTATACTTACCTAGTACAGGAGTGCCATCAAAAGTATCTCCCTTTTCTTGCCGTTGTATAAATCCACTGGAGTCACCATGTAGTACAATTACATCTCCTGCATTTACAAGAGTATCTGTGGCAGTAGGTTTTATTCCCCGTATCTCAGAAAACTCAAAACCATCTGCCTTCATAACACAAGTAATACCTCTTGTAATACCTTCTGCCTGTCCGTCCTTAGTAAAAAATATTCTATACTGTGTTTTGTCAGTTATAACTACACTTTCAAATCTTGCTGAGTCTCTAATGTTTGCATCAAATATAGACTGTACGTTTTTACTAATTGTACCAAGTTCTGTATCGCCAATCTTTGAAGTAGCAGCTACTGTTCTTAAACCGTCAGGACCAAGGAACACTAAGTCACCTGCAAATTCCTGTATAGTATCTCCGTTAATACAACCAATACGTCTAGTAACTGGCGTAACGGCAAAAGTAGAAGAGCTAACACCTGTAAGTTTAAATATTCTATTCTCACAAAATATAAATAGACTGTCTCGAAATACTTTAAGTCCTGTAATAGTATCGTCTACTTTTATACTTCCTGCAGGTTGTGTTGCACTGGCACTAAAGCCATCTTCATTAAAACCTTCACTAAATACTAGTTCTTGCGGAGTAGTAGACTTACCTGCAAAAAACATATGGTCTTTGAAGGAAGCTATAAACTTAGAACCTGCAACTGCAGCGTTACTAATATCTACTGCATTAAAAGAACTATCAAATACTACAGGTGCATTAGTCTCATCTACAAATAAAATCTTATCTGTTCCGTTGTAATTAAATCTTTCAAACCTGTATTTAACTGCGTTAGTTCTACCTGTATCAATCTGTGTCCATGTGCTAGAAACTGTTATGCCACCAAGTTGAAGCGCAGCACCTGTACCAGACGTTGCCCTAGTTACACCTGTAAATTCATTAGGTTTTACAGTAGCGCTAATTCCTGTGTATGTAAATATCTCATCATTAATTTGCAATGTACCACTAGCAGTAAACCCAGCTACGGAAATAACTTTAATTACACCAGCGCCTGTCATGCTTTCGTTTAATGCTATAGCAACACTTAACTCAGTAGAACCTGCGTTAAATATTTTCTCGCCCCTACAAGCTACTACTTTATTTGCAAAGTTAGCTACACCAATAATTTTTTCAGAAGAGCTAGAAGTTTGAGGTACTATTTGATTGACAAACTTACGAAAGCCATTCATTCTCCTGTAGCCACCTTCAACGTCAGGCTCAAAGTTTTCTAGTACTAAAGCCTCACCCGGTTTCATTAAGAAACTAGAACGGTTTAATACTAGTCCACCTTCACAGTTAAATGCGGCTGGTTGTACCTGCGAAATATCTGGCATTAAAAAGTAATTCCAACATTATATCTACTTGGTCTACTTATCATAGTTGACCTAACATACTCATACTTGTTTATAAGTAAACTCTGCATATTTTTAATACCATCTTCAAACCTATCAAAGTTTAACTGGTACTGTTGCATCTCACCACGATACTGATATACAAATGCCGTAGCACCGTCTACAATTACAGGAAGAAATCTATCTGGTATTGTAGTTATATCTCCGTGTGCAGTTAAATCATCTGGAAATGTAAAGAAGTCAAATGCCAATGTATATTGTTTATCGGGTAAAGGATAAAGTAAATAGTTATTATCTAGTGTACGTACTATAAACTGTGGTACTCCACCATTAGTAAAAGAAGCTACCTGTACGCCTGATGCATGTGCAGCGGCTGTAGTATCATTGGAACCTCTAGTACACCCTGTAAAGGTAGTAGATGTAAGCCCT